GTACACTAAATGAAAAGCTGATGCCTGCCATCACTGGTACTGACAACAGAAAAAAGAATGATACCGTCCAGACTTACTATGATACTGAACGCCAAGAATTCAGATGCTTCAAAAAAGCTAATCTGATGTCAATCGCATAAAAGATATGGATATGAATGCTTACACGATTAACCAGCAGTTGGATAGCCTTTATAAAGATTTAGAGGCTGCCCATAACAATGATGAAGAGGCTGTCTGCCTGATGTTCAATGCTGATAGCAAAAAAGAAGCTATCCAGTTGATAACGGATGAGATAGACAGTTTGGAAGATGCCTTAAAAGGTTTTGAAACTTGTGAAGATGATGGCATGGACTACGATGCTCTATGCCGGGTACAAGGTATCAGCCGATACGCATAATACACGATTATGCAACGCACGACAGCCCTACAGACGGATTGAACGGCAACCGATAGCGAGAATCGGGTAGGGTACTATTGACTAGTTCTTTGAAATTCTGTAAAAGCAATTACGGTGTAATTCATAAGCCGTTTTTGCCAACCAAAGATAACAAACGCACATAAGCAAGTTGGAGCTTGTGAGCTGTGCAATGTTTAACAATTAATAGAAGATACCGCAAAATTACGTCCTTGAGCAGTAAGCATACAGGTTGGGCGTCTGTACTATCTTCGACAATATAGCCTGTACAGAACTGAAATACGGTTCTACTATTCGATTAGGGTACAGGCACAAACTTTAATTTACACGATTATGAACGGAGAAAACAAAATGGAAACAGTAGAAGTGAAACATGAAAATTTGCAGGAATTATACAAGGTATTGACGAATTATCCTGCAATCTCGAAAGAACAGGTGATTCACGAACTTCACAAATGCTTCGGTAAAGAGGCTTTTAAGCTGAAAGATGTAACGGAACGTATAAAGACATTCGAGGATGCTTGCAAGGAACTCGGAGAAAATAATCCGCTTATACACGCATGGAAATCATGGGACCTTTTTGGATTAAGAAATCAGCCCGATGTAGATGCTTACCTTAAACTCCGCATCATTGCTGCCGCACTTAATGAGGGTTGGAAGCCACAATTTACAACGGATGAATTACGATACTTCCCTTGTTTTGTCCTTTACCTCCCAATAGACGAAATGGGTAATGAACCGAAGTACCGTGTAGTGAGTCGGTCGCCATTCTATGCGAATGCGAATGGCGGAATTGCGTATGCAGGTACGAGTATCGGTGTTTCTAATCCGATTGCGTACATTGGTTCTCGGATTTTCTTTAAAACAAGAGAATTTTCGGAATACGCAGGCGTGCAATTCATTGACATTTGGGCTGATTACGTATTCAATTCATAGAGAGTTTAAGTAAAAGGCAGTAGGATATTTAAATATTTGCTTTTGGCGAAATAATGAAATAGATAGATATGGGAATAGTCGAAAAGAAACTTCGCACGATGGCTATCCGGGCTTTGTGTCAGGGAGGATTTATGAAAGTGAACTGGTATATGCGCAACGAAGTGAAATACACTATTGAATCAATTAATGTAGAGGTGTTGATTGGAACTCCTGATGAAGATTTCAAGAAATATCGCGGAGTTGGCGATAAAGTTCTTGTAGAGATACTTAAAATAAGGGATAAGGTTAAATCACTTTATAATTATGATTAAATAAAAACTGTTATGAAACATAGGCGAAAAAGCAGATTTACCGATATGGATGTAAATGCTATCTGTAAATTGAAAGACGAGCTTATCCAATATAAGCAAGCATACAGATTTCTGTTTTATTCAATTATTAATGCTGAAGCAGGCAAAGATATGCCGGATATCTTAGTATCTGACTTACCGGATGATAGTATAGTCCATTATGTGAATAGGACTATAAGAGAGTGGAGCGAGAAGTTATATTCAACCAATAAAGAGAAGAAAGATGATTAAAAGATTAATTCAGTATTTCAGAAAGCGAAAAGAACAGAAGTTGCGCAAAGAGCTTCTTCTGAAAGTAGGTACACACTCAACTACCCAAGCCGTTCAAGCCTGGGTAGAGTTCATCCTTGACGGCAAAACATCTAAAGAGCTTCTTCTATCAGCTGGCGAAGATGAGAGATTGAAAACTTGGATTGGATTATTAGGCATCCAGTCTCGACAGTCCAATGCTCCTTCTGATAAGGAGTAGCTACAAAGATTTCACATCCTTGTTCATCGCCGAATGATTTAGACTTGACAGCAGCGATGTGATTGATATTAATCAGTACAGATTCCCCGTCTTGAGGAATTTCAATAAACTGTTTCATATTTCTTAATTTTTAGATTTGACGATTCAAAGTTAAGAAAATCCCCTGACAATAACGTGATGTTGCCAATCGAATTGGTTCAGGGGAACTAATCAATTTACACAATTATGAAGGCAATCCAATTCATTTTATCCATACTGGTTAGTATATGCGCTGCCGGTATGCTTTACGGGGCTATCACTACTTACAGTCCTATGAAAATATTCTCTGTCACTATAATGGGTGTTATATGTGCCGGATGTGCTTTTCTAATAAGAATCTCTTATAAAGAGTTGAAATAAATGACAAATTGTAATACCGCTAAAAGGTAGACCTCAAATCCGGCACAAGGCGCATGGGTATGAGTGCACAATAACCTTGTAAACCAGCCGGGCGGTAATTTATGAAGTAGCATTGTTGGAATGCGTGTAAGCAATTAATTGTTGGTATTAACTCATATTCTGATTTCTATATTCATCTGGCTTACAAGAAGTAGGTTCGACTCCTACCTTTTTAACGATGTTTTAAACTTATACGATTATGACAGTGGAAGAATTAAGAGGCATGACGCATGAAGACTTAGTAAGGCGTGTGCAAGAACTGGAAGAGGCTAACGAAAAATTAGCTGAAGAGAAAAAAACATGGTATAAATCTTGGAGTGATTTGCAACAGAAGTTTGATCATTTCAAGAATGCGGTTAAAAGCATTGTTCTGATAATAGATTAGATATTCGTGTTTTATTTTGATGTTTGTACTGGGTGTGCCGTCCGTGAGGATAGTGCACCTTTTTTAATCGGATGGTTAGCTTATCGGTTAGAGCTTCGTGCTGTGCAACCAATTGGCACGATTGAGAGGGGTTCGATTCCCTTACCATCCACGAATCATTAATTAAATTTTATTCTTATGGCAAAAGAACTGAAAGAAAGAACAGAAATCAAGAAAAAGCTGAAAAAGAAGAATGACAGAATCAGCTTTGACTTTAGCGACAAGCTTGCCGGACAGCTTCGCAGGTGTACCGCTGATCTTAACAGGTTGGCAAGGATTGACCGGATAATAGACAAGGAGCAAACGTTGTATTCGGTGGACACTAACAGGGAAGCCGGATATATTGAGGTTATCCGCAATTATTAATCAGCCGACTTACACGATTATGAGGAGAGTTTTTAATGAACTTACACCTGAATGCGAGATTACGGCACGAATGTATGCACAAGGGTATGAGAAGAAGGAGATAGCCGATTTGAAATGCAGGGCTGTGAGCACAATAAACAACCAGTTGCAGAAGGCTTTCGAGATTCTTCATGTAAGAAATGGAAGAGAACTGGCGACCATGCTATATGAGCGTTTGGCTGGCATGAAATTCACTATGGATTTCCCACCAATAGCCCGTTCTGTTATCGCCTGTTGTTTATTATGTGTGTTTTCAATTACGTTTTATCAGGATTTCCATTCGGATATGCGTAGGGCAAGACGGATTAGAGAAGAGAAAATAGAATTTCTGAAAGATATGATATGAAAAGAGGAAAGGTTGAATCCGTACAGAAACTTTGGCTTAATAAGGATGAAGCGATGGCTTATTTGGGGTGTAGCGTTGATTACCTTGATAAACTTAGGAATAACGCCCAGGTTTCATTTGCCAAAGATGGAAAAATGATTTGGTACAATTTGGAGTCGATCAATAGATTTTTGAATAGAATGAAAGTAATATAAACCCTTTAAATTTTACGATTATGAGTCTTATTAAAAAAAGCAATGAATTAGTAATTCCTACCACAGTGAAAATGATGATCTACGGTCAGGCTGGTATGGGAAAATCAACAGTGGCATTGAGCGCACCGAAACCGTTATTATTGGACTTTGATAACGGAGTCAAACGTATGAATATGGCGCATTTGGAAAACATAGATACTGTACAGGTCACTTCATGGAGTGATGTCCAGCAGGTCTTGCAAGAGGACTTATCCGCTTATCAGACCATTGTAGTTGATACAATCGGTAAGATGATGGATTTCATCATTACTTATAAATGTGGCAGCCGCCAACCGTCTATCAGGGATTGGAGCGGTATCAATGCGGAGTTTTCATGGATGACACGAACACTCTCGGGGCTTAACAAGCATATTATTTTCGTTGCCCATCGTGACACAAGAAAAGAAGGTGATGATACGGTATTCATTCCTGCTTTACGTGAGAAATCCTACAATTCCATCGTTACTGAACTGGATTTGCTCGGTTATCTTGAAATGAAAAGCGAAAGAGGGGTACAAAGACGTACCATTACTTTCGACCCGACTTCAAGAAATGATGGTAAGAATACCTGCAACCTTCCTTCAGTGATGGAGGTTCCTACCATCCTAGACAAAAACGGTAATCCAACCGCCAAGAACGACTTTATCACTACCAAGATAATCAATTCGTATTTGGGTATGCTTGCAGCGAAGAAAGCGGCACAAGAAAAGTATGATAAGGTGATAGAGGAAATCAAAGAAAGTATCGAATTTATAACTGATGCCAAGTCCGCTAATGAGTTCGCTGCCCAGATTAATGAGTTTGAACATGTTGGTAGTTCTTTGATGATGGCGAGAAGTTTGTTTGCTGCAAAGGTAAAGGCTTTGGGACTGATATTCAATAAGGAAACTAAAATATACTCAGATGCAGCCTAATGAGATTTGGAAAGACATTCAAGGTTATGAAGGACTCTATCAAGTAAGTACCCTTGGTAGAGTTCGCTCTTTAGATAGGCTTATTAAAAGCAGGTATGGTAATTTTAGAAAGATAACAGGAAAGATAATTAAGCCTAATAAAATATGGAGTGGATATTTACGAATATCACTATGGAAACAACAACAAGT